CCACTATCCAAGAATTTGCGTCGGAGGTTTCAAGCACTCCAGAAGGGTTGACTCCTTTGACGACAACCCATGTATTTCCATTAATACGCGTGACTTTAACGACTTTAATTTTACTCATCACACGTAGTGCCACACGATACATACGAACATCTTCCGGTTTCATTCCTTTAAGATCCAGAAACATAGTACCAGCGTTCGTATGCAAACCCAGAAGGACTGCTTTAATTGTTTTATCTATCTTCGAAAAATCCCCATCACCGGCAAGTCCACCAGGAACGTACATCTGTTCGTAAAATCGTTGTCCGCCACCCCACCACCAGGACATTCCTATAGTGATAACCGGACCTCGATGTATTAAATGCTTAAACAAAAAAAGGGCTCTTTCGGCGCCAATTACCATAGAGTGGGGAATATAAAATTCACGACATTTTTGATGTATTTTAGAAATAGATCCAGGCTCTCCTGAGGCATAATGCATTTCATGTTTCTTAGCTATTTTGTAATTAGGATGATGAAAATAAGGCTTTTCAGTCAAACACGAATCAAAGAATTCCTGCAACTTATTAGCACAATAAGTTGCATTAATAGTTTTCTGTCCGATAGCCGTATGCACTACCGAACCTCCTTTGAAACATATACGACCTCTGCGATCTGCCCGCTCACCTCCTGATGTCATTTTCTCGTCACGTAATAAAGCAGGATTAAGCTTCCAACGATATTTACCAAGATGCTTACGTACTCCCAATATATCTACTAATCGATCCATAGCTGCTGGTAACAAGTACATATGCTTCTTGCATCTATCATTCATCTTGTGAGTAGGTTGATTGAAAGCTTTAAGCATACCAGGAATTTTCAAATGCACGTTTTGCATAGAATACGCCACCATTGGTCCGTGCTCGGTCTGATAAAACGCCCGATGTGCATGAGATGCTTTTTCATAGGCCAGCTGAACAAGAGATGGTACTTCTCCCGACGGCTTACGATGTTCCGACCAATTAAGTGTAAAATTAATTTTTCCCTGCTTAACTATATCAGTGTAAATATAAGTTGTGGGATACTCTCGTTTATACTCCGCTTTACCGGAGTACATACTCAAGACTGGATTTTTGTCCAAGTACTGCTGAAACCTCCACCGATCTAACTGGTGGTATATAGTTATTATTCCAGGTAAAGGACATTTCCAAGGATCATTTTTCAATCCCACATCACGTCTAAAAGGTGGTGAGATGAGTGTTTGATTTTGTCCAATAGCGAGACGTATTAATGCGGACACTAAAGGAACTGTAAGATCTACAGCAGTGTCTCGCTTAACGATGCGATCCTCCATAGTTTGCATACCTGGAGACCATTTATACATTCCCGCTATATTAAACAACATTATACACAACATTTGATCCCGAGAGTACACTATACCTCCCGGCCCAAATCTACTCACTTCATACGTGTGTTCACCTTCTTCTAGACGAGGTGATGTCAGGGTATATTCTAGCGCCGCACTTGCTTCCCATGTAGTTTTCCTTTTCTGCTTATCAACGTATTTCATCGTCAGTCGCTTAGCAATACAAGAACGGTAACAAAAATAATTCAAGATAGACATTCTCGTGTACACAAATCGTAATTGTTTATACAATGCTACACAAGTATCACAAAAACTATCTGTAGATGGGACGAAAGCCAGGGCAGATTGTCGCTCACTCTGTTC